AAAAACTCGAGGCATCACAGCGAGCCACGGCAGCTTTACAAAGTCAGCTAAATGCTATTAAGCCAGCAACTAATCCGTTTGATGAGTGGATTAAGTCACTTGAGGAAATTTCGGCTGTTTTAGCTAAAATTCTTGGTACGCCTCTTACGCTTGACCCTGGTCGCAAAGGTGGGGGCATACTTGCTTTAGAACCAGAGGATTTACTTATCCCGCCATCATCAGTAACTAAAATTACAGGCGACCCAATTCCCGTTGTAGTTGTTCCAAGTCCAACTCCAATTCCGATTGTAATTCCAGATACAAATATTCCTACGGGTGGTATGGGCACTGGGCCTTTTTATGGTCAGCCACTTCCAGAATATATGCGTAGTTCTGGTAATACTCAGATAACAGTAATTGTCGAAGGCAACGTATTAGATGGCGATGACTTTACTGAAAAGGTAAACAATGCGCTACTAGATGCTAATAGGACAGGTATGCCTCAAACGCCTGCAGGGTTTTTAATCGGATGACAGTACCTACAATCAACGCGGTCATTAACTTTTCTACAGGCCCTAGCTTTGCTCAGGCATTTATTATTGGCGAAGGCATATTTGGTACTAACGTATTGGCAGACTCAGCTGCCGTTATTGTCGATGTAAGCAACGTAGTCGATAGCGTAAGCATTAAGCGCGGTCGCAATCCGCAGGCAGATGAGTTCCAGACTGGCACAATGACTTTACGCATAATAGATCAAAATGGTGATTTTAACCCACAAAATCCCAGCAGCCCCTATTTTGGCCTACTTGACCCAATGCGTAAGGTATCTATATCGGCTACATACGCTGGCGTTACTTATCCCATGTTCTCAGGATTTATTACAAGCTATACAACCACTACCCCTAAAAATGCTACCGATGTTGTTTATACAACCATTACAAGCGTTGATGCGCTGCGCTTGGCTCAAAATGCCCAGATCAGTACCGTTACAGGTGCTACAGCAGGCGATCTAAGTGGCACACGCATTAACGAGATACTTGACCAGATTGCTTGGCCAGCATCGATGCGTGACGTAGATGCAGGTTTAACCACTATGCAGGCAGACCCTGGCACAGCTCGTACATCCTTGGCCGCATTACAAACTGTTACCAATAGTGAGTACGGCGCGTTCTACGTTGATGCATCGGGATCATTTGTCTTTCAAGATCGCAGCGTTACTACTGCCAGCATCGGCGGCACGCCTACTGTGTTTAACGATAACGGCTCAGATATTAGCTATTTTAATGCAGTATGGCGTTTAGATGACACCCTTGTATTTAACCAGGCTAACGTGAGCCGTGCAGGTGGCAGCGTTCAAAACGCAACAAATTTGGCCAGCGTCGAAAAGTATTTTGCCCATACTTACAATATTCAGAACTTGCTTATGCAGACCGATGCCGTTGCCTTGGACTATGCCCGTGCCTACGTTGCCAGCCGTGCTGAAACCAGTATTCGATGCGATGCCATCGAGCTAGACTTATACACAGACAATTACAACACAGGCATAATTGCAGCCCTAAATTTGGATTTCTTTGACCCGGTAACTATCACTACTAACCAACCTGGTAGTTCAACACTTACTAAGACCCTACAAGTTTTCGGCGTGGCACACAGCGTTACCCCGAATAAATGGCGCACTACCTTTACTACACTAGAGCCAATCATAGACGGTTTTGTAATTGGTAATGCTAATTATGGAGTTTTAGGCGTAAATGTACTTTCATACTAAGGAGAAATAAATGGCAACAGGATTCCCAGCAGTAACGGGTGATGTACTGACCGCAGGCATGTTTAACGGGCTAGTGGCATTTACCCTTAATGCTCAGACTGGCACTACTTATACAGCGGTATCGACCGATCAGTACCAGGTGCTAGTAACTATGTCTAACGCAGCTGCTAACGCGTTTAAGATACCTACTAACGCATCCGTGGCCTTTGCCGTGGGTACAGTAATTACAGTTATGAATATCGGCGCAGGCACTTGTACTATCTCAGCTGTAACTAGCGGTACAACTACAGTCTTATCTGCGGGTGGTACAGCAGCTGCCCCTACGCTTGGTCAATACAAATCGGCAGCTTGTATTAAGACTGGTACAGATACTTGGTACGTTGTAGGGGCTATTGGATAATGTTAAATAATATTGTTGGCACTATTGTTAGCGTTGGTAAGCCAACCGTTACAGGTGGCACACTGTCTAGCGATGCTACTTATTTTTATCGTGCCTTTACTGCTGGTGGAACTTTAGGTATTACAGGTGGGCCGCTTACTTGTGATGTTTTAGTTATCGCAGGTGGTGCAGGTGGCGGATCTGGTGTATTCACAGATGGCGGTGGCGGCGGTGCAGGTGGAATTTTCTACGCAACATCACAAACTTTTGCATCTAATCAGACTGTAACCGTCGGCGGTGGTGGCGCAGCAGTAACTTATCCAACAGCCGCAACAGGTGGAACGGGCGGCAATAGTTCTTTTGGTTCATTGACTACAGCCTTGGGCGGCGGTGGTGGTGCGCAAGGTGCTACTAACGGCGCAAATGGTGGTTCAGGCGGTGGTGGCGGTGCAGGTACATCTATTAGCGGTGGAACTGCAACACAAACCGGTACAGGTGGAACTGGTTATGGAAACAATGGCGGTGGCGCGACAACTGTTTACGCAGGGGGCGGCGGTGGTGGTTCAGGCGGTGCTGGTGTTGCTGGTTCTGGCGGTTCTGGAGCTGGTGTTGGTGGTACTGGTGGCGCGGGTAATAACACTTGGTCATCTTGGCTATCAGCTGCTTCTTTAGGTGTCGGCGGATTTATTGCGGGCGGCGGCGGCGGTGCTGGTGATCCTACAAAAGGCAACGGTGGTTCTGGTGGCGGCGGCGCGGGTGCGGCATTTAATAGCACTAATGCTGTGGCGGGAACGACAAATACAGGTTCTGGCGGCGGTGGTGGTGGCGGTACTTCCGCACCTGTTGGTAGTTCTGCTGCTGGTGGATCAGGTTTAGTAATGGTTCGTTACCTAAAGACGGCGGTGTAGTCATGAGTCACTGGGCAGAAATAGACGATAAAGGTTTAGTGCTACGCGTACTTGTAGGTGATAACAATGAGCCAGATGAAGGCCGAGCATTTATGGAATCACTTGGCGGTACATGGGTTAAAACCAGTTATAACGGAAAGATACGCAAAAACTACGCAGGCATTGGTTATACCTATGATGCTAATCGCGATGCGTTTATCCCACCTAAACCAGATAATGCTACAGGGTTCGATGAGAATACCTGCCAATGGATAGTGCCGATCGATGACAGCAATCAGTTATAACGGCTGGCCAGCATCTAAGGATGTTGAGTCGATCCGTATCAAGTCTTACCCAATTAAGGGTACAAAGATTAAACTGCGCTGCGCCTATCTTGCTGCGCCCTTACTGGTTGCCTTTGCTGAGGATTTCCATGAACTGATTGAGCCGATCGATGGCGGCACATTAGACGATTGGGGCTATTGCTACCGTGATGTTCGAGGCGTACCGGGCAAGTTAAGCAATCACAGCAGCGGTACAGCCATTGACTTAAACGCAACTAAACACCCGTTAGGCAAGGCGGGCACGTTCCCAGCTGAAAAAATTCCAATGATCCAGGCGTTGACTAAAAAATACGGCCTTAATTGGGGCGGTAACTGGACACGTAAAGATGAAATGCATTGGGAGATAGCACTAGACCCAGTTAAAACAGCCAAACACATAGAAAAGTTAGGATTAAAATATGCCGACTAGCGCACAAGTAACAGTAACCACTACAGCCACGCTTTTAGTAGCTGCAAATATTATGGATCAGACAGTATGGCTACATAATCTAGGCGGCGGTGCTGTCTATTTAGGCGATGCTAACGTAACTACATCTAATGGTTACAAACTAGATAACGGCGATAAAATGCAAGTGCCTGTAGGAGATCATGAAGGCTTATATGGAATTGCTGCATCGGGTACGCATACGATTGCAGTATTGAAACAAGTCAATTAAGGGCAATTAGGAGTAAAACCATGAAAGAACAAGCTATAGCTGCTGGACTGTCGTATCTAAGAGCTGCTGCGAGTTGTGCTGCGGCCTTGTATATGTCAGGAATTTCAGACCCTAAGACACTAGCTAACGCATTTATTGCTGGCCTAATTGGGCCATTATTGCGTGGACTTAACCACAGCGATAAGACTTTCGGCATCAAATAATGACGGCCGCCCAGTCGCTTATAGCAATAGCCATAGGATTATGTACTCTTATGGGGTTTGCGGCTGGGCTGGTTCGCCATCTAGTTAAGTATTACCTAAGCGAATTACGCCAAGACGGTAACGGTGGCCATAACCTACGCGGCCGCGTGGATCGCATCGAGGCCAAAGTTGATAGCATCTACGAGATATTACTAAGCCGTTAGGCGTGTCGGTTATTGACCGCTGTCATACCCAGGCTTTACCCTTAATTTACATGTTAGGCAGGGCTACCTAATACGGTGTAGCACGGCTTAACCCAAACAAGGGCGAAGTAAATGGATATAGAAAAAGTAGCAGTATTTGTAATAATGGTAAGTATTGCTTGGTTTATTGTAGGTTGGTCGGTTGGTTACAAAGAAGGCGTGAAGGATGGCTACAATCGTGGCCGCGCAGCTGGTATGCGTGTAGCTAGTGATCGTGTGGTTAAGTAATGGCTTTTGACCTAAATAATTATGAGGATGTAAACAGCCGCATTAAGCGATTCCGCGAGACTCACATTTCGGGCAGGATCATTACTGAGATTGTTGAGATAAACGTTAAAGATGGTTATGTAATTATCCGTGCCAGCGTATTCCGTGAGCATGAGGATGTAGTACCGGCAGCTGTGGACTATGCCTATGAGCTGCGTACCGATCGAGGCGTAAACCGTGACTTTTGGATCGAGAACTGCAGCACCAGCGCAATCGGTCGAGCCATTGGGTTACTAATGCCAAGCGATGCACGGCCTACGCGTCAAGATATGGAGAAGGTTGAACGCCTAGCGGCTCAGCCTGCAGTAGAGGTTGACCTATGGGCAACCGCTACACCTGCAGTAAAGGTTGATGGCGTTGGAAGTGTGCGCCCAGCTGCGGAAAGCATCGCAGACATTAAAGCGCAGTTAGGTGGCGAGGTATTAGACCCTGCACCGATCTGCTCACACGGTCGTATGGTTTACAAAGAAGGCGTAAGCGAAAAGACTGGATCAAAATACCGGGGCTATACATGCAGTAACAAATCACGCAGCGACCAATGCAAACCAATATGGCTATAACCGAGATGGCGCAGATTGTCCAGGTTATATTAGATCGATCGCAGGAGTTACAGGCAGCAGCTAGTGGGTTTGCCCGTAGCACAGGCGAGAAGGCTAATACGCCTGACCATTCTGGCCGATATAACACAAAGATAAACTTTCATGAGTTTATAGCTGAGCATAGTGAAGCTGCTGGGGCTGAGATCGCAGTAGCGCAATACATGGGTATCCGTAACTTTATACCTACGGTTAATACTTTCCATGATGCACCAGATATACAGGTAGGCAATCTTGGCTTTGAGGTTAAATGGACTAAATACATAAACGGCCACCTAATTATCCATAAAGATTATCCACGCCTAACGGATGTGGCTATCTTGTGCGTAAATAAGTCACCTGTCTATCAGATCGTGGGCTGGATGCCCGTGCTGTGGGCTAAGAAGGTTAAGTATTACAACCCTGCCGATGGTAACTTTTGGATATCTCAGCGTGAGTTATTTGAAATGGATACATTAAGGAAATCGATCTATGGCATTACTGAGGATTAACTGTCGAGTTTGCGCCAAGATCGGTAAAGGCATGCAAACACACAAGATCGTAGATGAATTTGTAAACCTACCGCCTAACGTTGTATGCGTTCAATGCTTAGGCTGTGGAGTTATGGGCATTGAAATGTTATTAGATAGCCAAGTACCTACAGATGAGGAGATATTGCATGACTAATGAACTAAAGATCAGCTGTAATTGCGAGGACTACAAAGAAATGAGCCTATCGGTTCATTTGGTTAATGGCATTGTGCCAATCATCATTATTAAATGCGAAAACTGCATGAGTGCCTACACAGTTATGCCTAATTCGGTGCAAAATGCCTAGTTACTTGTATCGCTGCGATCAATGCGGCGGCGAACAAGAGATGAATCACCCGGTAAATACACACGTTGATAGCAGCCCATTGTGCTGCAGCTACCCAATGATACGCGTGTTTAGCGCGCCATCGATCATATTTAAGGGAACAGGATGGGGTGGTAGTAAATGACTAAGCAGCTTGGTGAGGAGTTCTACACAGTTGAGGATAATGCTGTGTATAACTATTGCTGCGATAGCATCCAATTCAAATATATGTGTATAACCTGTGGAGAAAACGCAGGCTGCTATTTTTGCGACTTTAACCCAGATGAGAAGCATGGTTGTAATGAGTAGCGACACGCCCAAGACCCCGCGTAAATTCAAATGGATTTGGTTGGGTATGATACAATCTAGTCTTGTAATAGCATCTATAAACAATGCTTATGCTATTAATAATAATGATATAGAGAAAGAAAAATATAAACTCTATAGTCATATAAAACTAACTAACAGTAGGCAATACCTATGTTTAGAGAAGCTTTGGACTCGTGAGTCACAATGGAATCCAAGAGCTGATAACAAGCAATCATCTGCGTTTGGTATTCCACAGCTATTAAAGCTAAAGACTAAAGATCCTTATAAGCAAATAGATGCAGGGCTTAAGTACATAGCTCATAGGTATGGCACACCTTGCAAGGCATTGGCATACCATCTAAAGACCGGACATTACTGATGGCTAAGCGAGGTGACCCACGCAGTCAGCGTAAGTACAAAGCGATCAGGCTGACAGTATTATCTAGAGATCAATACACTTGTTATTACTGCAACCAACCAGCTAATACAGTCGATCACATAATCCCAGTATCTAGATCAACTGAGGCAGAAGCTTATGATCCAAACAACATGGTGGCCTGCTGTAGTCGATGCAATAGTAGGCGTGGATCACGCAATCAAGGCGTTTTTTTAGCACAGACGGCTACCCCCCCTGCCTTTTCGTCCTGTTTATCCCCGAAGGTGGTAGAAACCGTCCACAAAGGCCCTATGACTGGTAATCTGTAGAAAATGACCCTAGAACTTGTACAAAGCCCACCACCCCTTACGGGGGCTGTTAAGCCTCGATTACATACGCCCTGGCTTGAAGGCGAATCTAAGGTAGATGCCATCATTGAACTAGCTGAGAAAATTGGCCAGCCGTTATTGGAGTGGCAAATCGTAATCCTGCGAGATATGTGCGCCGTAGATGAGAACGATCAATTTATAAAAAAATCTAGCTTGTTAGTTTGCAGTCGCCAGTCCGGTAAAAGCCACGTTCTGCGTATGCGCGTACTAGCTGGGCTGTTCTATTTTGGCGAGATGAATATATTGATTATGAGTTCGCAGATGCTTATGGCATCTAAGTCACTAGAGATCATGGCAGGCATTATTGACCGTAACGAGTTCCTGCGCAGCCAGGTAAAGGGCGGCAATATTGAAAAGGCCTACAAGCGCACTAATGGCAATAACCGAATCATCTTAGAATCGGGTGCAGAGGTTCGCGTAGTGGCTGCGACTGCAGACTCTAGCCGTGGCTTAACGGCCGATGTAGTTTGGATCGATGAGCTGCGCCATGTCGGTACAGAGGCGATGGATGCCGTAAAGAGTACGACCTTAACGCGCCCTAATTCGCAGCGGTTCTATACATCTAATGCTGGTTTTAAAGATAGCCATGTCCTAAATGACATGCGCGAAAGATCGCTAAATAAGCCGCCTAAGTCGGTGGGCTATTACGAGTACAGCGCGCATGATGGCTGCGATATATGGGATCGATCGGCCTGGGCGATGGCTAACCCGTCTTTAGGTTACCTAATTACCGAGGCCGCGATCGAGGAGATAGTTGCTACATCTGATTACAGCGCGGTAATGACTGAGAACTTATGCAAGTGGGTAGGCACGGATCTATCGCCGTGGACACCTGGCAGCTGGGATGAGTGTGCTGATCCTGAGCTGATCCTGTCACCTGGCATGTATTCGATGTTTGCCTTTGACATTGAGCCGCACTCTAAACGCCACGCAGCTTTAATGGCTGGGGCTATATTGCCCGATGGCCGTATTGGTATCAGCCTTGTTAAGACATGGGAGTCAGATCGCGCTATTGATGAGCTAAAGATTGCCGTAGATATAAAGGCTTACTGCGATGAGTGGATGCCTAAGCAAGTCCTGTTTGATAAATATACCGGGCAAGCTATTGCCGATCGCCTGCATAACTCAGGCGTAAAAATAGAGGACTGCTCAGGATCGCAGTTCTACGTTGCCTGCCAGACATTTAAAGATTACATAGATAACAAACGCGTAGTACACGGCAATCAAGAATTTTTAAATGAATCTATGGATAACGTAGCTGCTAAAAGCAACGATCAAGCCTGGCGTATCATCCGCAAACGCAGCAGCGGCAGCGTGGCCGCGCCGATTTCAGCGGCCATGTTAGTAATGCACCTATCTAAGCCAATGCAGGAAGCCAAGATATACGCCTAACGACACGCCGAACAGAATCGGTAATATGCTTGACAATTTGAGAAAATCCCACTTATGGGATTATTGGAAACTTTAGGCTTTAAGGGTAAGGCAGAAGTTACTGCGCAATACGCCCCTGCCATCATGGACAGTACCTATGGTGCTGGCATGTACAGCTATAACAGCGGACTATCTAACTATGGTTATGGCGTTGCTATCGATCGCAGCCTAGCTTTACAAGTACCTAGCGTTAGCCGTTGCCGCAACTTAATTGCAGGCGTTATATCAAGTATCGAATTAGGACTATACAAAAAATCTACAGGTAAAAAATTAGAGTCCCCGGTATGGCTAGAGCAACCAGATATACGCCAGCCACTTAGCGTTACCTTGGCTTATACAGTAGATGCATTACTATTTTATGGCGTTGGATATTGGCGCGTTACATCGCTTTACGCAGACGATGGCCGCCCATCAGGTTTTGAATTTATCCCTAATACTCGCGTTACTGTAACTACAAATCAGTTTGGCGATGAGGTTGAGTATTACTCAGTTAATGGTGTTCGCGTACCTATGGGTGGTATTGGTTCGCTAGTTACATTTCAATCGTTACTGCCTGGCGTATTACAAACTGGCGGCCGCACAATACAAGCTGCGTTAGATATACAAAAGGCCGCAGCAGTTGCAGCAGCTACGCCAATGGCAACCACGATCTTAAAAAATACTGGTGCTGATCTACCAGAGGCGCAAATCCAAGGTTTACTAGCATCTTGGAAAGCAGCTAGACAAAATCGCAGTACCGCATATTTAACTAGCACTTTAGAAGCGCAAAATATTGGCTTTTCACCTAAGGACATGACCTACAACGAATCGTCACAATACCTTAGTACCGAAATTAGCAGATTAATGAACGTGCCTGCGTATTACATTTCTGCAGATATGAATAACAGCATGACATATCAAAATATTTTAGATGGCCGTAAAGAATTTGTGGCTTATTCATTACAACCATTTATTAGCGCAATTGAAAACCGTTTAAGCATGGATGATATAACCGCGCATGGTAATCGTGTGCGTTTTGCTATCGATGAAACTTTCCTACGCGCAGACACTATGGCGCGTTTAGATTCAATCGAAAAAATGTTAAACCTTGGCTTGATTGATGTTGAGCAAGCGCAATCAATGGAACAGCTAACACCTAATGGATCAGGAGATACTGCAAATGTTGCACTTAACGTTTAATAACGCGATCGAAGCGGCCGATACAGAACGCCGCATGATCTCAGGCAAGATCGCGCCATACGGCGAAGTCGGTTATACATCGGCTGGCCCTGTTGTATTTGAACGCGGATCTATTTCAATTCCAGATGTAACAAAAATTAAATTGCTAATGCAACATGACAGCACAAAGCCAGTAGGTCGCGCTACATATTCCAGCGATGATGAAAGTGGCATGTATGCATCGTTTAAAATTTCAAGTAGCAGCCGTGGACAGGATGCGCTTGTACTAGCTCAGGAAAACCTTGTATCTGGCTTATCCGTTGGTGTGGATGTATCCGCATCGAAGCAGATGAAGGGATACCTGTTAGTTACCGCTGCAGTCCTGAAAGAGGTAAGCCTAGTGGAGTCGGCTGCCTTTGATTCAGCAGCCGTAACTGATATTGCAGCCGCTAAAGCTGCTTTAGAAGCAGCAAACAGCACAAAAACCACAATCATCCATACAGAGATGATTGAAACCGAAACCGAAACCGAAACCGAAACCGAAAGCGAGGAGACTGTGACTACAGCCCCTATTGATACACCGGATGTACCGGCAGAAAAACCAGTCGAGGCTGCACCAGTTCAAGCAGCTCGCCAAATTATTCGCCCATCCGTATTAGACAGCCAGACAGTACGCACACCGATTACATCGATGGCAAAGTACACAGAGCATAAGATCAAGGCTGCACTAGGCAACCAAGAATCAATGCTCTACGTTACAGCTGCAGATGATTCTTTTAGCACTAACCCTGCATTTAATCCAACACAGTACCTAAGCGAGTTCCCAACAAATACACGTTTCGGAACACCATCGATCGATGCATGTTCACGCGGCGTATTACCAGCAAGCGGCATGACAATTAACGTGCCATCACTTGTTACATCAGCAGGCGGCGGTACAGGCGTAGCACCTGTTGTTACAGTCGAAGCTGAGGCAGGCGCAGTACAAAATACAGGTATGGAAACTGCTTACCTAAGTGGAACTGTAAACAAGTACAGCGGCATGAATACCATCAGCATAGAATTGTTAGAAAGATCAGACCCTAATTTCTATGCAGAACTAACTAACCAGCTACAAAATGCTTACCTAAAGACACTTGATACAACAGTTAATGCTGCGTTAATTACTGCAGGTACTGTTGCAACTACTGCACAGGCTGCTACATCAGCAGGCATTATTGGTTACGCATCAGAAGCTGCTCGCCTTGTATATGAGGCAACTGGTTACTATGCACAGAATTACATCGCCAACGGATCTCAATGGCAGCTACTTATGGGCGCATCCGACACCACCGGGCGACCAATTTACTCAGCATCACAACCAATGAACGCAGGCGGCTTAACACAACCTGGTTCAATTCGCGGCAACGTACTAGGTCTTGATCTATATGTTGACAAGAACTTTGCAGCAACAACAACTGTTGATGACTCAGCAATTATTCTTGCGCCAGAAGCATTTACTGTTTACCAGTCACCACAGGCTTACATGTCAGTTAACGTTGTAAGCAACCTACAGGTACAGGTAGCGATCTATGGCTACATGGCAACAATCGCCAAGATGCCTAAGGGAATTATCCGTTACAACTTCACCTAAGAAATAACCCTAATAGTCGGTGGGCGATTAGCCCTTTCGCCCACCGACCCCTACTAAGTAAGGAGTATTCGATGCCAGCTAGTTACGTTACCGTAGCCGAGCTACGTGCCAATTTAGGTATCGGTAGTCTTTACTCAGATAGTACGGTCGAGGAGTGCTGCCAAGCTGCTCAGGATCAAATTAACAGTTTCCTTTGGTTTGATTCTGCGCCAGTCGTGGGGACTGCATTGGTAAGTAATGTTGCTACCGTAATGTTGGCCAACCCCGGTTTATTTACCGTTGGAGAATCGGTGACTATCGCCGGGGCTGGCTCTACATTTAACGGCACTTACACAATTACTGCCACGCTACCTTTTAGCACAGGCACTACAAATTTATTGCCAGCATTTAATATGCAACTAAATTATTACCAGCAACCACAGGGTTACAGTTTTATTCAGTTTGCCAAGGTTGCAGCCGACCAGAATTTCAGGCGCGTAGTGCCATCTGGCTCAGCTCTAGGTGCAGATACAAAGACTGCTACCTACGTCAATACGGCAAGCGTTCGCCAAGCTGCGATGATCTTGGCCGTTGATGTTTGGCAGGCTCGCCAGGTATCCCAGACAGGCGGCGTAGGACTCGATGGCTTTAGCCCAAGCCCGTACAGGATGGGCAACAGCATGATCGGCAAAATCAGAGGCCTCTTAGCCCCGTACCAGACTCCGAATAGCATGGTGGGGTAAATGCCTACCGCTGCAATTACCACGCTGCGTAGCACCATCGCAACGGCTTTAACCAATAACGGCGTATGGTCTGTGTTTGCCTACCCACCAGCGACAATACTCGCAAACAGCTGCGTGGTAATTCCGGCAGACCCATATCTCACACCCAGCAATAACAGCCAGATAACTATTTCACCGCTGGCTAATTTTAAGATTTTGCTAACCGTGCCAATGTTTGACAACCAGGGCAACCTGCAGGGCATTGAGGATTTTATCGTTGCGGCTTATACAAAACTAGCTGCATCTAATCTTGTATTTAATATAACTAGCGTTAGCGCGCCCGGCGTATTAAATGCAGATAGCGGCGATCTATTAACAGCCGAATTTAATATAACCATACTAACGAGCTGGAGTTAAACCATGAGTAACGAATCCGATCTAGCTTGGCTTATTAAAATTGGCCAAGTGAAAGAAAACGCAGCACCATCTAAAGCCACTACTAAAACAGACGAGGAATAAACAAAATGGCAATTTATTTAAATAATAATGTTGGCGTTAAACTTGCCACAGCGGCCGCGCCAACAGTACCTAGCATTGATATATCAAGTTATGTAACAGCGGTAACACTTACTCAAACTTTTGACGAGCTTGAGGTCACCGCGATGGGCGATCTTTCTCATCGTTTTGTTGCTGGATTGCAAGCTGCAACGTTATCTATTGATTTTTTAAATGACTGGGCATCATCTCAAGTTATGCAGACACTAAATGCAGCAGTAGGTACAACATTAGCTGTATCAATGATTACAGTAAAAGGTACAGTTGTATCAGCTGCTAACCCTTCATACCAATTTAACATTTTGGTAAATAACTTAACACCTGTTGGAAGCGGTGGCGTAGCCGATGAAGCTATGTCTAGCCTTTCCTTCACAGTCAATTCAGTTGTAACTGTATCTCCTACAGTTGCGTTCTAACTAACTACGAAAGGGCAAAAAAATGGCTAAACTCAAAATAACAAGGGCAACAGGCGAGGTTACTGAGCATCAGATAACCCCGGCTATTGAGTTTGCCTTTGAAGCGTACAAAGGTAAAGGTTTTCATAAAGCCTTTAGAGATGATGAAAAGCAGTCGGATGTGTTCTGGCTGGCTTACGAGTGTCTAAAGCGCGCATCTGTAACAATTCCATTATTCGGTGCAGATTTCGTTGAAATGCTGGCCAAGGTGGAAGTGT